GAGTAGGAAAACATAATAATTCTTTATTGACGTATTCATGACGTTTTTGCAAATGTTCGAGAGTAGGAAAACATAATAATTCTTTATCGGTTAGACCAAGTTTCATGCGCATTTTTGTTATATCAATCCTTTGATGTACACTAGGATGCTCTAAAAGGTCCTTTATTAAAAGATCTGGATCTACACCATAATGTTTTCTCACATGAACACAAACAGAAGAATATATATAGCTAATGAAATTATAAGCATACACATTGGTACCATAAGTACCATATGCATGTCCAATTGTAGCTAACAAAATATCTACAGGCAACCTATGTTCAACATTACCATAAGCTATTTTCGTTACAAATTTACTAGTAGGACGAAATGGAAGAATTTTACTCATACTACGATTACTCAAACCTAATGATGAATGTGATACAAAATAATGCTGAAGAAATACAACTCCAGGCTTATAGACCTCGCCATAAAGTCCAACTTCAGACAAAAAACTTGTCTCAACAACATTCCTAATCTCATGACAATAATTTGAGACAAAGCGAGCAAATGCACGTTCACCCAAAACACAATTCAATTCACGAGGAACACTAATAACATGATCATCACCATATACAACTAAACGTATCAAGCCCTTAGCTCTAGCTAACCTAATCTTAGTCGCATACTTCCCCCGCATACATTGTGCCATCATAAGGTAATACAAAATTGCTACTATCCAAGAATCACCATGTGAGGTAGAATCACAACCAGAAGGCATACCTCCAGTCATAACATACCACTTACCCATGGCCAAATGAACAAATTTTACATCTAGAGCTTCAAGTGTAAACTTCATTAAACGATCAAATAAACGTCTCTGATCACCCTTGAAATCGGGGCTCATATACCTGACCCCTTCTGATATATACAGCTTGAGAAAAAAAGATTGAATATGCTTATCCAATTTCCTAAAATCACCACTACCAAAAACTTGATTCGGATTATCATAATGTAAATACTCAGCTATAACTTGAGCTCCTCCACTCCACCAATTGTGGCCTATACGAATGATATTACCACGTTCTAAATTATGACGTAGCGCTGACACAGCATTAGCATAGCCATTAGTTTTAATAAACGATACACCATAAAATCGACACTTATTATGTGCACTATCACGATCCTCTTTACTATTTTCTGCCCAAGTAGAAGCAACTTCACGCTTACTAGTAAAATTGGTGGCATCAAGAGGTATCTGAACATTCTCTCCTCTAAATACACCTCTAGCAACTCTTTCAAAATCTGCAAAAAACATCTCTATATATTCCTTTTTAAAAGAAGATCTAGCCAATTTGTATGTAATATCACCATACTGAACAGTCTTAACCGGAACAAAATTAACACCACTAGATGTATTACCTTTAATAACTATCTGTTTTCTAACCAATTCCTTATCATAATGCCATATATACTTACCAAAAAATTGACGAACATCCATATCATCATAAAACATCTTCAATGCATCGACTAAACAAAATTTCAATAAGGATCGACCTTCTGGCGTCATAGTATGTGTTTCAACATCAAACTCCTGAAACATCTTAACCAATTTATCAGGATAAAAGTTCTCTTTAGTACAACGAGAATAACTACGACCTTCTGGGTCTTTTCCAAAAGCCATGTTATACGTTCTGAATCTATCATTTATTATATCACTCAGTTTTCGAACTCCACACTCGGGTTCAATTTTCTCACCAAATATAGAAGCATCCCATTTCTTAAACAACTCACACAACATGGTATCAGGAGGATGCAAATTCTCCTCACGAGGTATACTGATACCAGGAATTAAATTGGGTAGTGGAATGCAATTCCTGAGCTGCGACAAACTAATTTGCATTTTAGCTGTTAACGCTGGAGATTCAGACAAAAATTTCATGCCTTGATCTGATAAGTTGTAATGACTATTAATAAAAACAAATACCTCCATAATCATATCTAAATCACTCTTGTTACCACGTTCAAATGATGTAATAAGAGGAGGGGATAGCTTTGTTGATATCTCTAAGGTTAAATCACACATGCACCCAACGTGATGAGTAGGACAAAAACTCATAGAGATACGTCTATCACAAAAGTTTGTATTAAAAAAATGTCGTACAACTCTTGAATATTTTAATTTCTTCAAAAACATTATAACAAAATAACGATAATCTGATTTGTATATATCCAGTTGGAATTGTAAAT